TGAGCTATCCTCCTGGCTCTGTCTTCGTCAATTTTACTTAGTCTCTCTGCTTCTTTGAAATCAACTCCTGTTCTTTCTGCAGTTCTTTGAGCAATTGAGCTCGCATCCTTAACGGGCTCGCTGAATAGTCTGCTTCCTGCTGGGGTTTCACTTGTTTGTTTTGCATCATCTTTAATTTTAGTTTCTATTTCTATGGTAGTATCTTGCGTTTCGGTGGTCTCAGGTTGCGCGGCTTCGAGTTGGGGTACTCCTTCTCCCACTTCTTGGCCATCTCTGGCTTGTTCGCCCACATCCACCGTCTCTGTTTCTCTGACTTGAACGGCATCTAATTTATTTTTTACAAGGTTATTAACTTCTTCATCGTTATCAATAGTAAGCATTTTAGTTAACAAACGCTCTTTTGAATTTTTATTTATATATTTTATAAACTTTTCTCTGGTCACACGCTTGCCATCAATACGATATCTACCCACGTCTTGACGAACCTCAGCAGTCGGCTCAAATATACCTTCTAATAAAGCTCTTTGTTCTGTAGGTAATAATTTTTTATTCTGAGCTATGTATTCAAGCTCATTGTTTATGTCAGCTATTTGTTTACCAAACACTGATTTTCTGTTGTCGGTTGCGCTGTACTCTTCTCTTGCAGCAAGTAGTTGCATCACACGACCTTTTAACTCCCTGTTTATAGGTTTGTTTTTAGCTCTACCTAAATCTAAAAGATTATCTGCGTCTTTAGACAGTCCTAAGTTTTCCTGTATCCTTTGGTTTTGCTCGGCATCAATCTGTCCAAGTCGCTCCATGCGAGTTGCCCAGTTTGATATTTGTGTGCCACTATTTTTTTGGTCAGCCACAAATGTAACATCAGTCAAAGCATCAGCCAATTCAATGTTGCTTAGTTTACGGGTATCGACAAAAGTGTTGACAGCCATACCAGAAGAGTTGTTTCCAAAACCTCCGAGCCCTTCTGCGGCTATCTCTTTCCAATCTATCTCATCACCCACATTTATTTGAGCTAAAGCTTCACCAGTTGATTCTGCAATGGGGTCATATACACCCCTTTCTGCAAGCATGGTTACTGCTCTTCGGCCTCTGCTTGCAAATGTTCCCGCTTTAAATATCTTACCTGCTAATCCAAAAGATATATAATCTACAACAGCAATAGGGACACCTCTTGCTACACCCCTTTGTTTTGTTACCGCCCAAATTTCTTCACTCATTACAGCGTCTTCTACATCTTGAGGGTCTAAAGGGTTTAATCCTTGAGCCTGCATTGCGTCAAAAAAAGCATTGCTATACTCCATCGCAAAAGATGTTGCTGCAAATCCAGCCCTCAAGCCTTTTGCTAACCCTGCGATTGCTCCTGCAACAGCGCCTGGTGCAGCACCTACACCACCGACAGCAGCTCCGGCAGCAGCTCCATAAGTTGCGCCTGTTGCTATCCCGCCCAAAGCGCCCGATGTAATAAATTCTATCCCGTATGGAAGCATAAGCCCTATTGAGTTCATAGCCAATGCCAAACTTAACTCCAATGGGTTATCCTTTACAACTTGAAAAGTTTCTTTAAATCCTTTGGCTCTATTCCATCTTGACATGACACGAGCATCTTTCTTTTCAGCGGCCTTACCTTTTAAAAGAGCAATCATCTTGGCAGCTTTCTTTACATCATCCGGGTTGTTGATGTCTAATTTTTCGAAATCAAAAGCCATTCCTGTTGACAGTTGTAGTATTACCTCTGCGGCATTACCATTGTCCAGTCCTTTTTTAAGTTCTGACGATACCGCTGCCCAGTTGTCCTCAAACTCTCCTCTAATAGTTTGGTCATGCTTAGCATCGTAGAATGTTAATGCTTGTTCATATTTTTGTGCGGCGTTTGTTTTTAGTGTTTTAGCCTCTGTAGCTTGTACAGATAGCGCTTCAATTAATTTAGCTTCAGTATCGTCTTTAGGTACAATAGTGTTTAACTGGTCTAAGCCTACGCCAAATGTTTGTAATGATTGAAGGTTTAAATTATCTAAAGATAGGTCAGCATAATTGTTTGAGCGAGCTGCTGTTTGTGCTATAGCGTTATATTTTTTGTCAAGCTCGACATCTAACTTCTCTCGCAATCTTACTTTGTCATCATCCATAACCAAATCAAACAAAGTGTCTTCTTGTTCTTTCAGTTCCTTTAAAACCACACCAATGTCATCACGCATGATTCCATTTACATAAAGATTGCCATATTTTTTACGCTCTTCCTCTGTTAATTCTGACAAATATTCTGCACCAAACTCAGCTTGTTCTGCCTCAATAAAATCTATTTTATCTCGAACATCTAAATAATTTTGATATTGTTTTTTTTCTGAAGAAAAGTCATACCCCTCTTCGCCAAACACTGAGTTTCCTAAAGCATCTGAAGAGTGTCTATCTTTCCAAGAACCTTCTGCAAACTCTTGAGCCTCTTCCTCAGTTTCAAACTCAAAAACTTCCCCTCTTTCTTCCGCTAATTTTTTAGCTTCATCAAACCCCAGCTCAAGCCAAGTGTTTTTATTAGAGCCGTATAAGTTAGGGTCTTTTGGAAATAAGGTTGGAATAACCTTATGCTTTCCATCTTCTTCAAAGGAAGTGAATAATACACTTGATTGTGAGCCATCCGCATTAAGCCTTGCATACTTACGCATTTGCTGTGCACGCATAGCTTTTTGGTTAAGACTTTCCTCTGGAGTTACCTCTTCCGATTCAATCGCAAACTGTGTAATAAAGTCTTTTAATTTTTTAGACTCCAGCACTTCTGTTTTTGAAAGGAACGGGTCAAGGTCTATTGTTATGGTTTCTTTTCCGTCAGCAGTGGTTACAGTCATAGCATCACCCATGCCTGTTTCCTCAAAAGTAAATCCGTACTTTTGAAAGTTGTCCATCATAAATGGAACAACAGACTCTTCTTCCATATCTATAAGCGAAGCGTCTATGTTATTTAAAACTGTTGAAAACTCAACGTCTTGTAGTAAAGCCTGTGATTGTTTTTCTCTTCCCTCTGCATCAGCCTCAATCTGCGCCTGCTCTTCTTTTTTAAAAGCCTGCATATCTATTTCTCTTTGAGCCTCAAAAGCATCTCTCTGCTCTTGCTGTTCAATGGCTACGCGCGGGTCAATAAATTTTTGCTGTGCTACCCGTGTGTTGTCTTGGGCCACTTCGACTTGTGGCTGTAAAGATATTTGCTGAGTGTCTTGACGCTCAGTATCTGATAACCCCGATAAACCAGCGTCCCCAGCTGAATCCAAAACGGGCTTGTCTTTTTTTTTTACTTCACCAGGAGCTACGCCGATTAATACTTGATAGTCCTGTATACTACCATTGTATCCACCGCTTTTAAAAATCTCAAAAGAATCATTCATCGCATCTGGATTAGATTCAATCAGAGTTCTAAATTCATCACGAGACCCTCTGTACCCTCCTTGAAGGAACATATTATAAGCATCTATAAAAGCTTGTTCGTTCATATTATTAGTTATATCCTGATGTGTTTATTACAGGTGGTGTGCCTCCTCCGGCATCCCCACTACCTGCTTGTCTTTGCGAGCGAGGTGTGTATGATAAGTTTCTTCTTTGACTTGCAATTGAAGGGTCTAAAGCCAGTGACTCTAAATCAGTCTGCGATAAAATGTAATCTCTTATTTCTTTCATTGCACCAGGCTTGCTTACATCAAATTTTCTGCTTATTTTTTTACCCGCTACAGTACCACTAACCTCAACCTTTTTTTGTTGGGGGCCAAATACATCAGTTATTTTTAAGCCAAATGGTGGAGGATTAGATTCAAAGTATTTTTGCAAAGCTATAGAAGGTTCTTCTTCTTGCGATAAATCTAAATCAGGTATACCTTCTTCTAACAATCTTGTAGTAGTTTGCGTAGCAGTTTCTCTCTCTGTTTTCCCTTCTCTGGTTGCGAACACATCTGTCATGGAAGTTTCAGAAAAGTCTAATGGTGCAGGTATTCTATTGCCTTCTGCATCTTTTACAAATCTTGCGCCTCCTGAACGCTCAAGAACTGTAGCCACATCGTCCACTCCGTGTATCTCATTACCAAGCTCAGCCCACTCTTGAATAGTTATATTATCTGGGTCGTAGTTTATTGTTCTGTTCTTAGAAGAGTCAGTGTAAGTTACTACTACTTCACCTGGTACTGAAGTGTCAATAGCTATCACGCCAGATTTTTTGGCTTTATCTGTTCCAAGCAATTGATTGATGGCTGTAGACTTTTCTTCTGGAGTGCCGTAAGCAATGTCGTTCCAAGAGCTAAGCGCATTATCTTCTGCTTTTTCACGCCTTCCAGCTTGTTCTTGTGTAGCAGTTTCTTGTTGTTCAGTGTAAGTAGATACTGTTTCCTCTCGGTCAATCTGGTTTCTGAAGTTTGCTCTAACCGCATCAAACGCAACCTTAGATTGAGCTTCAGTAAACACAGGTTCAATCGTTCCGCTGCCATCATCACGTACTAAAATCATATTAGGGTCTGCTTTAGCAGCCTTCTCGTCAAACGTAAGGTCGTATCGTTTCCCTGTTTCTGGATTAGTAGTTACGTAGTTTGTTAATACCGCTAAACCGTTTAATGGATTTGCTGTAATATAAGAGTTAATCATATCATCCTCCATCTTTGTAAAGCTATCTACAGCTTTTGCTTGGTCTCCACTAAGTTTACCTCTTTGTGTGGGGTCAAGCAATTTTTTTAATTGACCTGAATATCCTGGGCCACCAGCACTACGAAGGGTAGTTATGTAGCTTCCAAGTCTATCAGCCTCAGCTTGCATTGTAGCGCCAACTTTAAAGTTGTCATACTTAGTTTTTTGCCTGTTTCTTAATTGGTTAACAGTCATAAAATCATTAGGGTCTTCGCTCATGGTTCTTACGCCATCCTTGTCTACTACTTTTGAAATACTTACAACCCCTGTCTCTGGGTTTATATATGTTCCGGTGTTTCTTAAATTAGATAAACCTTCTATTTGAGACATTAACCATCCTTCTAATTCTTGAGACTCGCCAGCTTTTAGCCTGGCCATTTTTTCGGTGTACTCTTTTTGATACTCTTTAGACAAACCGAATAGTTCATTTGTTCCGTCAGTTAAATTTTGTCTCTGTATAGTATAGTCCTTTGATTTCAATAGACCTGACTTTAAAAGTCTGTCTTGCATAAGTCGAGCTTGTTGTGCGGATGCAGCGTGTTCTAATGCAAATTGGTTTGCAGGTTTAAAATCCCCGGAAGGAGCATCGTCTAATGTAGTTTGGTATTCTTTAGAAGCATCATCAATAGCTTGTCTACGAGCCGCTCTTTCATCTCCAGCTTGTTTTAGTTTGGATGTTAGCTCTGAACCTATCTGTTCCCAGTTTACCCCTGAAGAGGCCTCTCTTTCTACGTAACCGTAATAACTTTTTGCCATCTATATAATTATTGGGCTAATAAACCAGATATCATTTGTCTTTGTTCGGGTGTCATTTGAAGCAATTGGTCTTGAATATTTGTCATCGACATTTGACCTAATTCATCAAATGCAATATTGTTATTTCCAAATGTTTTGAACTGCCCTGGAGTCATTGTCACTCCTCCTATAGCCTGTTGAAATGCAGTATCTGGATTATAACTTTGTCTAAATTCTTTTCTTGTACCCCCGGCATTCAAGAAGTCTTGCTTAGCGGATTTTTTAACATCACGCTGCATAGCATTAATATCACGAGCCTCTGAACTCATACCATAATCTGGAAGCATAGATAAGCCCTGTTGCGCTACATTTGCCACACCCATTATACCTTGTTGTAAGTTAGCGTCTCTTGCAGCCTGAGCATCTCTCATGGCTTGTTGAGCCCCTTGAGCCTCCCCTAACTTAAGGTTAGCTTTAATGTCTGACTTCCTGGATTCTTCTGCCGCTACCAACTTGTCTAAATCACCAAGCTCTTTACCCATAGCTGTCCGCTGTTCTCCAGCCGCCGCTAATACTCCCTGTCCTACTCTTTGTGAACCAGCCAATACTCCACGCTGAGAGCCTTCTCTAACAGCTTGTAACTCAGTAGCTGCCTGCGACTTTAGTGTATCTTGAGCAATCTCGTATGGTTCTTTTTGAATAGCCAAAGCTTCATATTCATTTTTGGTAAGTTCTTTTTCAACTTCAGCCATAGCTTGTTGAGCCGCCCGTTCAGCGTCTTCCATCATTCGTTTTTGTTTTCCAGCTTGAACGAAGCTCATGGTGGCTGTTCCCACCCCTATAGCTAATCCTGCAATTGCTCCTGACATAGTAGTTCTTTATTTATTATAACGTGTTCAGGTAAGTCTTTATAGTTTTCTGTATAAACTTCCTTTTCCGCATCTTTAATATTTTCAGCATCTGTCCTATAAACACAAACCCACGTGCAATCTTCGTGCATATATGCAACTCTTTGTGTTCCTATTTCAGTCATCACCTTCATTGGTGCTTTAATTCTTTTTACCTCACCTGTATCTAAAAGAACTGACATCTCTCCTTTAAGAAAAAATGATGGGTGGTTTTGCTTATGTATATAGCTAACCACCAGTGTCCCTTTCGGCATAAATATCTCCCTGGTGTATAGACCATCTTGGAGATTGTGCTCAACAGGCATAAGTTCCTCCATTTCAGGCGTGTGGTTTTTTACACTTCCCTCGTGTTGCAATACAGTGTCTTTAAAGACACTAATATTTTCCCACAATAACCCTCTATTTTGGTGAACATATTGAAGTATATCTTCAGGTTTTTTCCTTTTCCTTTTGAATACACTTAATATACCCATACTTTTCTACAAAGATAAGAATTTTAAGGATAACTTTTGAAAGCTTCTGATTTAACAGCAAATAGCTCTGTAGCCACAGTTGAATCGTTTGTTAATTCAAAAACACAGTAATGCCCTAACACTCCTTGTGATTCCGCTACAGCATCTTTTATATATAGAAAATAAAAGTTTTGCGATGGAATCGGAACTGCACCTTGAACCTGGTTATCTACTACTACAGTTGAAGTGTTTGTGATACTACTATATGTAACTGACGTTATTTGTCCACAAAATTGTGGAGTTAGCGTAGTAACTGGAGGCGTGTTGTCCGCAAAAAACAACTGGTCTCCTATAGATATAATAGAGCCTAAGTTTAAATTAAAAGTTATTGTAGCGGTAGTTGTATCATTATTGGCAGTTGTGCTGTCGCCAATACCTGTTAGTGAACGCATTGCGTATTGATTTTCTCCAGCTGGATTTGTAGAATTGTTTCTAACAAAAGCAAACCAATCAGATTCTTTTTGCTCAAAATAACTGGCATCTATAAAGCCATTAGTTTGTAAGTCAGTTGAAAGTTCTGCAGACCAACTATCATCTCCCTCAAGCATAAGTGTTTTAAACTTCTTATTGTCAAGTGGCGATTCATTAAACACACTGGTCATTTTAGACTCTCCCTGAACACCGTAGTAATTGTTTCTGGAAACATTGTCAGAGTTGTGTTGGTATAAGTTACCGCCTTTAAATGTATACAAAAACTGATTCATACCCTGAATGTAATCAGGATAGTAAGTATAAAAAGATGGCCACCCTTTTGAATTTTCGCTAAATGTTACTGTTATATTTGACATATATTTAAGGTATTGGTGCACACGCTCCAGTGGCGATTACTATTCCGTTAGCATCTACTTGTATAAAATCATTGTTATCCATAATATAAATACCTTGCGCTAATGGTGTTATACCATCATGGTCTTCAAATACAAAGTAGTATAATTTAGGATAAACCACTGTAGCATCAGCTCTATCTGCATAATCTTTTGCAAAGTAATATACCTGAGAAAATGAAGCTGTACAATCGTTATTAGATTGAACGGTACTTGATTGAAAAGATGGTAATTGTATTGGACAATCAATAGCTAAATTAAAACCTGTGCCTGGGCATGGCCCTAAAACCTCAACAGTAACAATGTTAGGGGTAGCATTTGGTTTTGGTATTACTATGTAACTAAACACATTTTGTGTAGCAGCATTTGTTTGGTTGTCTGTTGTGTTGAGAGTGTAGTTTCCTGTAGATGGATTATTTGCTGCCCACGTATTTGTTGGCCTTAAAATAGACCTGTTATAAGTATTTGTACCTACTTGACCCGCCCAACAATTATTATTAGGGTCTCCCAACAATGTAAACGCACCAGCTATACCACTTTGACTTTGTCTGTAGCCTAAAGAAGGAGTTGAAAGCGTGTTGTAATATACGCCGTCATATTCTACTCTAATTGCGTCTGGAAAACTTTGAGGGTCAAAATATACCATTACAGCGCCTACGTCATTTTGAGTAGAGCCTGCGTCTAATTCTACCGTATAGTGCCCTTGATTTCCTACGGGGGGATTTAGAGACCCAGAACATGGTAATGGTGGACTTGTACATTGAGCACCTACAGCAACTACAATACCATGAACAATATCTAAATAACTATTGTCGGCTAAAATAATATACTGTGGCGTTGCTGTTAAGTTCAATCCATTACCAGCATTAGCATCTGAATAAACATAGTTACCAACAATAGGTACTGTATTTGTGTCAGGTACAAATGTTTGATTAGGAAAAGCTCCAGTAACCGTTGCGTTAGGAGCAAAATAATAAGTTGTATCAATATTGGCGCAATCTGTATTTCCTTTTATAGCTGCCCCCTGAAATGAAGGTAATGCAGCTGGACAGCTTGCTTCGTATTGAAAAAATGTGCCTACTATTGGGCCAAAGTAATCTATGTTCATTATTGAAACAGATGTCGCCTTTGGTATTACTTGAGTGTAAACAGTCGCCCCGCCGCCGCCACGAAGGTCAACATTGTTGGAGTCAACAACTATATTTCTGTTTGGCAGTGAAGACTGAATGTAATTTCCATCTGATTGAATTGTGTATACAGGTAAATTATTTGTTGTGGTAGGTGTTCGTTGAGCACTACCATAATATGTAGGGCTTCCAATTGTACTATTTAAACCAATGGGGGTTCCGTTGTTTCCTTGAAATGTCAGCTGATTAAAAGTTTGATTATCGTATGTTACAAGAACGCCATCAGGAATTGAGTTTCCCACAATAGAATATATTATAACAGCGCCCAAGTCTGCCCCCACACTTGTTTGCCCTAAAAACGTGCCATTTACATTGCTTGAAAATCCAGCTATTTGTCCACAAGGTACTGCACACGTAGGGCAGTCTTGTTGAGGTAACAATATGCAGTTAACTTGTTCACGAACAATTTGGCCATTAGAATAAAAACCATCTGGAGCACAGACATTCATGTCAGGGTCGGTAAATATTGCCGAAGAACTAACAAGGTCTGGGCCGTTTAAATAATATGTTCCCTCTGTTGCCATTAGAATAGTGGTATAGGTTCGTTACAATTACAGCAAACATCTTCTAAGTCTGCTGTAGAATAGCATAAAGTAGCCTCTACTGAGCTTCTGTAATCATATATCAAATATAGGTATTTTCCAGAATTAGGCATTGGAAATTCACCCGAATATGCCACTGGCGCTTGAGAGGTATCAATAGTTAATGAAACAGCAGCATTCAAAAGACTTATTATATCTGCGGGAGTGTTTTGATAAACCGTGTCTGTCCTTAAATAATATAATTCGTTTTGTGCAGGGTCAAAAACAAAATCATCTTGTGGAGCTTTTCTGCTAATAACACTTACATCAGCAGAATCTGCAGGAATTACTCCTGCACCTTGCGGCCCTGTAATTGATGAAAATTGTGAAACAATTATAGATGCAGTATCATCTATAAATTCTACTTGCTCAGAGTGAAGTGGAGAAACAAAAGTTCCATCTACCCATCTGTAATCATTATGTATAAATTGCCCTGCATCTGTAGCATTTGTAATGCAAACTTGAGTAATCGTAATTTCTTCTGCAACGGGACAGTTAACTGTAACGGAAACTATAGCTCCAGTAACTCCTCCTAAAGATATACTTACTTCTTCGTTGTTTACTATGTTCTTGTCAATAACAAGAGTCCCTGTTGATGAGATGTTTTGAGACAATCCATTATATTCAGCAATTACCGAAGCGCTACCTCCAGTTATAATAACATCTACATTTACATCCCCAACAAGCTGACCTGTATTTACGCAGTAGTCAATCGTTTCCCCTGTTTCAATTGAAAATGTCCTTTTAAAACCGCATCCAAAACATTGAACATCTACAGGTAGTTCTTCTATGTTAGAGCTTAAAACGTACTCGTTCATATACGGGTCATACCCTCCGAGCTTTTGGGTGTTTGGAGCTCCAATAAATAAATCTCTAAAATAAGACCTCATTCCAAATTCTGACACCACTGTAAGCTGCTCGCTTTGTCCTGAGCCAGATAATTTTAATACCACACCTCTTTTTGCGTCAGTAAAAAATTTATCGTACCCCCACTGAACATAACTTTCTGGGTTGTTACTAATACCATATTGTTCTATGCGAGCGATTTGAGTGCCTAAAACTTCAGGAATTGACGCTACCTGTCCTCCGCCTGTTGAATCTGATAAAAGGTTTTTCCCTGCTAATACATAAGATATTTTATCTTCTTGTAATACAAGTATATCTGTTTCTCTTGCATCCAATTTTCTAATAGGGCCAAACGTATCTTCCAAAGGTTTAAAGTTTAACAATCCTAAGTTAAATTCATTTAGCTTATTAACATTAGACTCGTCATTGTAAACACCGCTATAAGTTAAGTCTGCAAATCTGTGCGCTTCTTTAAAATCTATTTCAGAAGTAGAGGTGGTTTTTTCACCTAAAGCCAATTCTTTGCCTATTATTGAGTCTCTTATTTTGTAACTTTCCACACCATTGCCAAAAGAATAACAATTAAAAAATGCAGTGTCAATAACAGCAGATTGTACGCTGGTTTGATTTTGAACATTACCCGTATGAAAACCATTTACAGTGTCTATCTCAAAAGATTGAGAAGACTCATACCACAAATCTGGAGTAGCGTCCTCTGGTTGAGTTTCAAAAACAATAGTGTTGTCTGCCCTAAATACAGAAATGGTTAAACTAACACGAGCCCTTCTGTCTCTTGAGCCGTTTGTTGCTCCGGAACACGAGTTTGTTCCGCTAACTAATAATAATAATTCATTTGTTGTGGAGTCTCTATAGTATCTCCAATTATAAATACACGGGTTTCTATCTATATCATTATCATCAGCCGCAAAAGAAGCGTCATAAAAGTTTTGAAAATACGGTACGGGGCAATCAGGGTCTCCAGAAACAGTTGCTGTGCCATCTCCTAATCTTGTCTCAACATTATCTCCATCCCACCATTCTTTAAAGTTTTCATATTCTTGAGATGAAGTCAAGTTTAAGTCTAATTGATATCTTCTGCCGTCACACTTTCTCCCCTTCCCTGGTCTATTAAAATCTGCTTCTATTTTTATTCTTGAGCCAGCAGGGATTGTGTAGTCTATAAAACTACCAGATATATTGGGGTCTGGAATGTTACAAGGGTATCTAACAACAGGATATGAGCCACCACTTGTCCCCGTAGATTTCTTTTGTCCTGCCTGTATTACAGGATTATCTCCTTGAATAATGTTAAAATCATTAGCTAATATTTTCATGTAAGTACCAGCGGGGATAGGCACATCTTCACCAAGGCCATCTTTTGGAGCGGGGTCTAAAAAGTCTGCGGTTTGAGCATCTTTTTCTAATACTGTGGCAAATCTACATTTTGTAGTCGCCCCCTCCGTATCTCTTTTTACTATTAACCTATCGCCCTCCTCTACTTTCCTTGAGTTTTCACCATCTAATAAAAAGAACGTAGCATTAGTTGTGGGGTCAAGAAAAAATATGTTAGTATATATTGTATTATAATCTTCTAAATCAGGTTTAATTACAAACTTGTATTTTGTAGCCCATTTTGGAGCTAACTGAGTAGGCGGTATTTCAACCTTTATTCTGTTAGCAAAGCTTGAAAGGGCACAAGGAATATGCGTGGTATTATTAGGACTAACTAAAGCTGTAGTAGACCTATTAAATTCATCCATATACACAATGCCTATTTCATAGTCTCTATTACTATGTAAGCTTTTTGGATTACCTAATCCTAAATAAAACCCTTCGGCAGACGATATGTCATAATACTCATAAACCGTTTGTGTAGGGGTTGTTATATCATCTACATAAGCCATTGATAGCAATGAAAAACCTATTTCAGTACTGCCTGGAGAAGTAAATATCTGTATTGCCTGTCCGTTAGCTGATATTCCGCTGGCAAATTTTGTTAATGAATCTAAGTTTTGAGGTATCAAGCAGTTGAAAGAATCTGTAAAAGTTGTACCGTCACAAGAAGTTTCATCACCTGGCTGACCAGAAACAGGTTTTATATTGGCTGCTGTCCCAACGCTTTCAGTAAATAATGGGTCTGTAGCTAATTCATATACACTATTAAAATCACTTGGTAAATTAAAAGCAAATGATATGTCTATATTGTCAGTTGTTTCTGAAGGAAAAGGAGTTTGTCCACTAAATTGAGAGTGGTCAAAACGAATATCAAAAGTAATGGTAGCACCAGCTTTCAATTCCAATCCATTTAAGTCAAAATTAACTCTTGCGTTTTGTATTGTGACAGGGCCATCAATAGAATAATCTTGCGGAGCAGTTTCATCAGAAACATCTCCAGCTCCAATCTCTTCAGACACTAAACCAACGGTGTATTCTAATTTTACTGGGTTTGTGTTTAAGTCAATTAAATCAAAACCGTCAACATAGTTGCCATAAACCAACCGATTACCCATAATAGTTTGAGCTTGAGCTTTTAAAGGAACATTGTCAAACAACCTTACTATTTCAGTATTGGGCAACACGGTAAATATCTTACTGTTTGTAAAATCTAAATTATAATTTGTATTGTTAGCCAGACCTAATTCTTCCTTGTTAAATTTTTCAATAGATTTTATAACACTACTTGTAGATTCTTTAAATACTACTTCTATTTGTTTTACTAAATTTGAACCTGAATTATATGTTACCTGAACTGAGTTAAAGGCATTTTGCATGCCCTCGTTAAGACCTGAGTCTGTGCTAAAATCAAATCCAACAGGCTGAAAAGCAGGTTCTGAAAATTGGGATAAAGCAGAGTATTCTCCATCTTCGTATTGATATCTGTACGCAAAACTAATAAACCTTGTTTCTAAAAAATTTTCTTCACCACTTAAGGCGCGTAAAGATATAGATGGTGATGTGGCTGGTGGTTTTTTAATTACTAATATCTCTTCAGATGTAAAGACATCAACCAAAGGAGTCCCTATTGGAATGTCGTAGGGTCTTAAAATATTTATAAATCTTGGGGGATTTATATTGTCTGTAAAAAACAATAAGTCATCCACCCTATCGACACCCGTGATTAAAAACTTGTCATTAAAATTTAAAGTTGTGTTAACTCCTCCACCGTCATTTACACTTATTAAATGATAATTAAGTGTATTTTCCACTACATTGAAAGAAACGACCATGTCGAGCTTCCCAGTAGGTGAGCCTGTAAACGCAGGGTCGTGCACAAACCATATTATTGTTTCGCGCTGACCATCCTGTAAAGAGCCAATACATTTTGCTTCTGAGCTTAGTGGCACGTTTAAATACTCTATTGAAGTAAGCTTTTGATTTCCTTTTGAATTTTCAACCGACCCGACTTCTGATTGTTCGGTAGAGCCAAGCCTAACGTTAACAGCATTTATATATTCACCATTAGGCACAAGGCGTTCATCAACGCTCTTGTTCATTCGTCCAGCTATAAAATTTCTTTGAGTAGTAGGCATATTACTTTATCCATTTATCCTTACCTCGCATATTCATAAGTAGTCTGCCAGGGTGTATGTTACTAATTCTAATTTTAGCATTCCTAAGTAAAGCAGAGCTTCTTTTTCTTGCTCTATTTACAATATACTCTTGAACCCCTAACTTACCATTCAATATAGCAAACTGGATATACGCATAAATATATTCTTCAAACAATTTATTAACGCTTATTTTAGAATCATCTCCAGATTCCATTCCGTCTGAGACATACTCAAGGATGCAAAATTCTTTTGCCATTCCTGAGCTAAAGTTAATTACTCCACTTTTTGAGTCTATTCGAAAAGTAGGATTAGAGTTAGCTGTTTCTGTATTTAAACCATAACGAGCGCCAATGGCGTAATCAAAGCACCAATACCCATCAACGCAGTATCCTTCCATATTGTTGTAAGGGCTGTTTTGGTTTAAGTAAATACTCTTTTTTGTGCCTTCAATTCGTTGTAAATCAATTAAAGATGTAGATGGCTTTAAAACATTTCCTTGGTCATCAAATAATATTTTACACTCATGGTCTTGTAAGTACGCATCGCTGTAATTAGTTTGTATGTTTTCAGTAAGAGGTCTAAGCACACCGTCTTTATATATAGATATCCTTACCCAGTTAACATAATCCGGTGGCAAAACAAATCTTAAATTGTCACACACTTGAAGTTCTAATATTTTAATTTCTTTAAACGCATCGTAGTTTAGTTCCTGAATTGCTCTTTTAGCATGAAACAAAACTTTAAACCGCTCTTCGTTGTTAATTAAAGAATGGTTGCCCGCATACATCAACATAAAATTGTTGACAATATCTTCCAGGCTCACGTATTGATAAGACCCCCAGTTTTCATTTTCTGGTGCGTTACCTTCATTCTCGTAATATTGCCATGCGCTAATATATGCCATTATTGTTCATTTTGATTTTCTACCATTTCTTGTGATTGACCAAATTTTATAGCTTCAATCTCTCTTATAGACATACCTGCAAACTGTAATATTTTCATTACTAAAGTTGGCTCATCATCTTGAGGCAACTCAAAGTCTTGGTAATCAGCTGCAGTTTCATTAAATGTAGGTTCGCTTCCAACTAAATTAAAATACGTCCATTTTGGTGGTTTAGGATATCTTACGTATTGAGCAATAACAGTCCCTGGATTTGTTATTATATCTGGATATACAGTTGTTGTGTTTCCATTTAAAAAATATGCGGGGAATAAAGCAGTTGGCTTTGTCAAGTTTGATGCGTTTAACTTAAATATTTTTTGCTGAGAAACTCTTTCTATCTCACGAACGTTTTTATTTGTTACTATTGAATATTCGTTCCCAAGTTCCCACAGCTGTGTGGCAACCAAAGTTGTTTCAGAAATCACCTGTGTTACATACCCAAATTCATTAGTAGTTAAATTACTTACAATATCTCCCACTTTTACACCTGAACTAATAAACGTTGCTCCTGTTTCTGAAACAGTAGTAGAAGCTGTTGGGCCAGCCTGGTCTATTGTTCCGCTCGTAATAAAGTTAGGGTAGTAGTTTAATTTATTTATTAAGCAATAATCTGAAGGTAAGTTAAATAAATTTAAAGCAGAGTGGCTTAAAGATTCTATCTCTGAAAAGCTATCTATAACTTCTTCATATCCTTTGGTTATGTCCGCTAAACCCGTGCCTGATTGTCTTTTATTCTCTTGATTAATTTGATAGTTGTATTGATAAAAATAATCCTCAAATACATCTAACTGAGCTTGCTTAGCATACAAGTTAAAATCATTAGGCGTAATGTAGCCATAGTTATTTTTATTCAACAATGACAGTACGGTTTCACGCACTGAATTTATCATACTCATCTGTAAATATCTTTTGTACAAAGATAAGCAAAAAAAAAGAGGCCCCGTTTCCGTGACCTCCTTTTGGAGAATTGACTATGAGCAATCAATTATGTTTAATAAAAAAATCGAATGTTCAAATATATAACTTATTTTTCATTTTCCAATTTTTTTTCTAAAAACTTTAATACTTCTATGCCATCATCAGATTGAAGGTATGAAGCTATAACGTATAGCGGGTCTTCACCGAAAGGTAAAGTCAACATACGTTTTTTGTTTGAAGACGTGTTAAAGTATACGTCTTTTTTAGAGTTCTTATAAACTAAAATCTTTTTATTAAACAATTGAGTGATGGTAGCTTGAAGCTTCATCATCGGGTCGTTAATAGCTGATAAAAAATCCTGTGAATGATTTTCTGCAAACACAAGCAAATCTCTACGCAATTCTGAGGATGTTATCTTAGATGGGTCTATGCCAAATAAAACGCTGGATATATTTTCCACTTGCTCTATAGTTAGACTTCGAGCTTCAATCAAAGCGTCTACACGTGAGTTTAATTTATCCACATCTTGTTGCGCATCAGCCTCTTGATTAACCTCTATAAAACGTTTTCCGTTCATAGGGTGATAATGTAAAAACTCCTGAAGCACGGGGTTAGTTTTAGGTACGCTTAAAAATCCATCTTCAAAAATGATAGGTTCAACGATAGCGTTACCGTCTTGTTCATCTTCAAAAGGAGAAGCTTGATTTCGTGCATATCGTAGCGGCCTGTTTGTTCCCGTCTCCTCGTCAAAGTATAATAGAGGGTTTCTACGATTATGTCTTGTTGGCAGCATAAAAGATAATGGTGCTGCGTTTCTGGTTAGTTTGTAGGCTTTATCTACAAGTTGCTTTCTTTTTTTCATTTGAATATAATTTAATTAAAATAATAAAAAAGGGAGTGTCTTTAAGGACACCCCCTTTGGGTAATATACTAATCTGTAAACAAGAAGAAGTTGTTTGCACCCATTGTACAAACACATCTTTCTGATAGGAAGTTAACTTCCATCGCATCTAAATCCGATGTAGCAGCTCCACCAGCAGAACCAGTAATCCACGTTTTATAACGTCTGTCTTCAGTTTCTGAAGCACGGTAACGCACGTGAAGGAATGGTCTCTTAGCGTTTTTGCCAAGGATTTGGTCATACACTGTAGTTGAACCAGCTGGAACTAATAGTCCGTTTACACGTCCTGAAGTTGCTCCGCCCGCTAAACCACCTCGCATGGTTGGGTCATTTAGATATTTCCAATCTGACTTATAGAAATCATATCCTCTACGGAATCCTGTGAACCCAAGGTTCAATGCCATTTCTTCGTCATTGTCAAACAATCCGTAAGAAGTACCACCTGGGTTTCCGTATGAGTTTTGAGCAGCTAACATATCGTCAATGTCAAAGCCAAAGTCTCTGTTCAAGAAAATTACATTTTCTTCAATAGCACCCTGCTTATCTAAACGAGAAATAATAGAGTCAAAATCACCAAGAACTGTTGGGTTTCCGCCAGCATAAAGGTTACCTCTTGTGCTAACCGCATGGAATATACCTTCAGAACCTTTGTCTCCTACTTGGTCAGATAGAACCTGAGCTTTAACTCCTGAACCAGCTTGTGCAGGAACAGCTTCAATCATTGCAGTCTCAAGATAGTCGTCAAAACGAAGTCTTGTTTCGTGCTCTGATTTTAGATACCATAGATATCCACTTGCTCCATTTTCTGTAGTTACTTCAATCCATCCGATTTGAGCCATATCTGAACCAGATACTGCATACTTATCTTTAAGAATGATTGGAGAGTTGTCAAAGATTTCATCTTCTGCCTCTAAAGAACCTTGCATTCCGCTTGTTCCTTTTTTAAATTCAGAACCATAAATGAAGATTGTTGCGTCACTACTTCCTAATCCTGAACCGCCTGTATAACCTTGTGCATCATAGAACGCTACAGTTACTTGTGCGTTAGCTAAATCAACAGCTACTACAAGTCCTTTGAACTCGCCTGAACCATCGTTATTAGCAACAACAACTGTTTGACCTACACGAATAGCAATTTGCCCTGCAGTAAGTCCTGTTGCGGCTCTATCTGGAACTAAAGCATCGTTGATTTGGAAAACTACTTCTCCGCCTGCAACTACTGCGCCTGCTCCTACTTTGATATACTTAGTGTGTAATCTACCTTGCTCTGCCCATTTTATAAGGTCTGAGTTAGAAGGTAGTTCTGCTCCTACTAACCGAAGGAAAGAGGAGATTGTTCGATTACCGTAACGCTCAAACTCTTTTTCATAAGTATCGGGAAGATACTGATTCAAAAAGTTGAAATCGGTAATATAGTTTGTAGCTAAAGCCACCTGTTGTGGGGCTGGCTGTAGCTGAAATCCTGGGGTTGGTTGTACTGTTCCCGCCATAATAATTTGTTTTTTTTAAATTGTTTAACTTTTTCTTTTAATACTCTTAATTTTTAGCCCTTTCCCTGAGGAAGAACTGATTGAGCGATACTGCGTTTTACCTTTTGTTGTAACCTCTGGAGCGTTTCTCGTAGTCATGTTTATATTTTTCATCTTACGATTTACGTCTTCAGTCGCATCGGATTTGCCTTGTTCATAAAAGAACTTAGCAAACCTATCTGGGTTAAGCGCAGCAGCTAAAGCTTTATGGTAACCGGCAGCGTCTTTAATTAATCCTTGGTCATCTAAATACTTGCCAATGAATTTCATTGGTGTATCTTGAGCCTTTTTAAT